GGTGGTAGACCCGCTACTGAAGAAGAATATAACATGCAAGGTGACTATATGGATTTAACACCGGAAGGTATGGATTTGTTTAAAGCATTTAGATTAGAAAACCCTGATGTCGATGAAAACATTATTTTAGACGCATTAAAGAAACAAGGTTACTCAGGCGACATGCAAGGTTTTGCAAGCGGCGGTGGCGTCGGTTCTTTGTTTAGAATGAGATAACATGGCAGATAAACCAAAATTTCCTGTAACACGACGACGGTTTTTACAAGGGCTAGGTGCAGGTATCGCAGGTTTATTATTACCAATTGGTAAGACAGCTAAAGTCGCTGCACCCGCAGCAAAAGTTATACCTGACATGGCAGCACAAGGTATGCCGAATTGGTTTCCATTATTAGTCAACAGAATAAAAACTGAAGGTAAACAAATTAAGTTTGCCGGTAACAAAAAACAACCTGAAAATAGATATGTTATTGAAGATAGAAATGGTACTCAACTTACTTTAGAAGAAGATGCCATAACTGGAAATATTAGTGTTTATGGTCGTGGTGATTCTTCACAACAATTTGACTTTGAATATATTCCAGGAACTAAGTATTCTCGTCCTGATGGTAAATCTTTTGTAGAAGAAGGTGAGTTTTATGGTTATGAAAAATATAAAACAGATGGTCCTGATGTAGAAGTAGAAGGAACTTTTGACGAAATGCAAGGTGGATACAAAGAACTAGAGACTTTTGCTACTAAAGGTAAAAAAACCACAAGACAAGAATTAGATGAACTTGCGTCAGATTTTAAAAGAGTGACACAGAAAGAAGATTTAGATTTTGCCAAAGGCGGCAGAGTAGGTTATAAGTACGGGGGTGGAATTGGGGAATTATTTAAGGAGAAAAGAATATAATGGCCGATATAGATAAATCTATCACAGGTAGAAATACAATCCAAATACCAAATGAACAAGAAGGACAGGAAATTGATGTTGTTGAAGAGGAACAACCGCAAGGTCCAGCTGAGGTTACCGAACTAGAAGACGGTGGTGTTGAGATTGATTTTGATCCACAACAAATAATTGCAGCGGGTGGTAATGATCCAAACGCTAATTTAGCAAATGTTTTAGATGACGAAATTCTTGATGAGATTGGTTCTGATTTACAAACTGATTACGAAGATTATAAATCAGGTAGAGATGATTGGGAACAAGCTTATGTTAAAGGTTTAGACTTACTTGGTTTTAAATACGAAGATAGAACTGAACCGTTTGCTGGTGCTAGTGGTGCAACTCATCCGGTACTTGCAGAAGCGGTTACACAATTTCAATCATTAGCTTACAAAGAATTATTACCTGCAGGCGGACCAGTTAGAACACAAGTTGTTGGACTAGTTGACGAGGCAAAAGAAGCACAAGCAGAACGTGTTAAAGAATACATGAACTATGAGCTTATGGTAAACATGAAAGAATACGAACCTGAGTTTGATCAGATGTTATTTAATTTACCTCTGGCTGGTTCTACTTTTAAAAAAGTTTACTATGATGAAACTAAAGGTCGTTGTGTTTCTAAGTTTGTACCGGCAGAAGATTTAGTAGTACCTTACAACGCAACCTCACTAGAAGACGCTGACGCAATTATTCACATGTTAAAGATGTCAGCAAATGATTTAAGAAAATTACAAGTATCAGAATTTTATAGAGACATTGATCTTGGACAACCTTCTTATACTGAAGGCGACATACAAGATAAGAAAAACGACTTAGAAGGTGTATCAGTTACTAATCGAGATGAAATTTTTACACTACTAGAATGTCATGTTGATTTAGATATAGAAGGCTTTGAAGACGTAGATAAAGACGGTGATCCAACAGGCATCAAACTACCTTACATTGTAACAATAGAAGAAGGCAGTGGAGAAGTTTTAGCTATCAAACGTAACTTTGATATGCAAGATCCAATTAAAAAACGTAAAGATTATTTTGTACACTTTAAATTTTTACCAGGACTAGGCTTTTATGGTTTTGGTCTAATCCACATGATCGGTGGTTTATCTAGAACTGCAACAAGTGCACTAAGACAATTGCTTGACGCAGGAACACTAGCTAATTTACCAGCAGGATTTAAACAACGTGGTATTAGAGTTCGCGATGAAGCGCAACCTTTACAACCGGGTGAGTTTAGAGATGTTGATGCACCAGGTGGTAACTTAAATGATGCGTTTAAAGTTTTACCTTTTAAAGGACCAGACCAAACATTATTAACTTTATTGACAACAGTTGTTTCTGCAGGTCAGCGTTTTGCAAGTATTGCAGATATGCAAGTTGGTGATGGTAATCAGTCAGCAGCAGTTGGTACAACAGTTGCACTACTAGAACGTGGTTCTAGAGTTATGAGTGCAATTCACAAACGTTTATACCAAGCAATGAAATGTGAGTTTATGTTGTTAGCAGATTGCTTTGCAACTTACTTACCACCGGTTTACCCATACAATGTGATTGGTGGCCAAAAACAAATTAAACAAACCGATTTTAGTCCTGAAGTAGACATTATTCCGGTAGCTGATCCTAATATCTTTTCACAAACACAAAGAATTAGTTTAGCACAAACAACTATGCAAATGGCGATGTCAAATCCACAAATGCATAACATGTATGAAGTGTATCGAGACACTTATGAAGCACTTGGTGTAAAAAATATTGACACAATATTACAAAGACCAGCACAACCACAACCAATGGACCCTGCAATGGAGAATATTACTGTTTTAGGCGGTGGCACTATACAAGCTTTCCCCGGACAAGACCATGCAGCACACATGGAGGCACATTTAACGTTCATGGCAACAAAAACAGTTAGAAATAACCCTGTTGTAATGGCTGCTTTGCAAAAAAACATACTAGAACACATAAATTTAATGGCTACAGAGCAAGTACAGCTTGAATTTAAGGATGAAATGGCCGAATTACAGCAATTACAGCAACAAATGGCGCCAATTATGCAACAAATGCAGATGAATCCGCAAGCCATGCAACAAAACCCACAAGTTATGGCTATGCAGCAAAGAATTCAACAATTAAGTGAGTCTATTGAGTCTAGAAAAGCTAGATTAATAGCGGAACACATGAATGATTACCTTGAAGAAGAAGGTAAGGTCTTAAATGAGATGACTGATGATCCGTTAATTAAATTAAAGACTAGAGAAGTTGATTTAAAAGCTATGGAAGAATCGCGTAAAAAAGAAGAAGGCGAAACTAAGTCAAATATGGATAAATTAAAATTAATACAAAGTAGAGAAATAGCAGAAGAAAAGCTTGAACAAGATGACGAACATGCTAAACTAAGGGCATCTGTATCTTTAGCTAAAGACGGAATAAAGCAGATGCAGGCAACTATTAAATCAGGTAACTAATGACTGTAGAAAAAGCTATATCATACGACACTACTTCAGACTCAGAAGAGCGCGAAGAATTTAGACGTGGCGGACGTGGCGGCGGCGGAGGTCGTGGCGGACGTGGCGGCGGCGGAGGTCGTGGCGGACGTGGTGGCGGCGGAGGTCGTGGCGGTCGCGGTGGCGGACGTGGCGGAGGTCGTGGCGGACGTGGCGGCGGCGCAAGCAGCGGCGGAGGTCGTGGCGGCAAAAGCAGCGGCGGTGGCAGACGTGGTGGCGGTAGCAGAGGCAGAGGTAAAGGTAGCAGTAAAGGTTCTACCGGCGGACAAGGACAGTCAAGAGGAGGACCGGGTAAAGGACGTGCTTCAAGTAGTGCAGGCAAAAGTAAAGGTAGATCTTCAGCAAGAGGTGCTTCTACAAAAGGCGCTCAATCACGTTCAGCAGCTAGATCAGCAGCTTCAAGTAGAGAGGCAGGTAGAACAGCTTCAACAAGAGCAGCGGCAGCAGCTTCTAAATCAAAATCTTCAGCAAGAGCAGCTTCAGCAGCGGCAGCAAAATCAAGAGCAGCAGCGGCAGCAAAATCAAAAGCAGCAGCATCTAGCAGACCTTCTATGAAAGACATAGGAGTTACTAAGTCTTTTAAATCACCTACAAAACAAAAAGTTTCAACTTTAGATAAAAAGAAAATGAGAAGCCCTGAAATGTTTTCACCACAAGATGTGGCAGCAGCAATCGGTAGAAAATCTTTAGCTGATGTTAAAGCAGGAAAATTTAAATCTAGAAATGCAGCTTATAAAGCTAATCAAGCGGCGGTCGATGCACAAAAAGCAAGATTTGATGGTTATTCACCATCAGAAGGATCAGACACTTCTGCTATAGCTGGCTATGGTGGTATTAATGCTAAAAACTTAGGATTAGGTGTTCAAGCAGCTTATAATAAAGCACAGGCCAGAAATGAAACTACTGGCATGGGTATTGGAGACTCTTTAAGATTCCAAGCAACTAGGCCAGAATTTAAAAATGATATTGACAATTTAAAATCTATTGCTGGTTCTATTCCAACACCTATGAATATTGCTAGAAAAATAGCAATGGGGTTATTAAACCCAGATGGTACAGCTATTGCTCAAGCCCCTGAACAAACAGGAGGCATAATGGGTAGTTTAAAAAATATGATTGCTAATCGACCGGATATGGACCTTGAAGCACAAAGACAAGCTCAGCAAAGAGATGGTGGAAGAGGCTATGAAACTCCACCACCAATAATGGCACCACCAATGGTGGCACCACCACCAGCGACAACACCAGGTGGAGGCCTTCTTGAAAAACTGCCAGATGGTATACAAATTCAACCTGCAATACCTTCTTATATGAAACTAGCTGGTTATGGTGATGATGAAGCACGACAATTGATGTCAATGTACAATCCTGGAAGCACTTTCTCAATCTAAGTGAAAACTAAAAATAAAATTAGTAAAGTAATGCGCGAGTTTAAAGGCGGTAAACTTAAATCTGGTAAATCAAGTAAAAAAGTGGTAAACAAAAAGCAAGCCATAGCTATCGCACTTAGCGAAGCAGGTGTAAAACGAAAAAAAAGGAGGTCATCATGATCGACGGAATCAAAACAAAAATTATGGACAAGTGGAATACTATGTCTATGAAAACTAAAATTATAGTAGCAGGTGTAACTGCAATCATTATCATATCAATCATTTTTTAAATGGGTCCACTACTTTCACTTCTACCTACGGTATTAAAGACCGGTGCAGCTATTTTTGCTAATAAACAAAAAGCAAAAATACTTATGTCGGACGCAGAACTATTGCACGCGAGTAAAATGGCGACAGGAGAAGTGGAGTATGCCGCAGCGGTTAGACAGTCAAACGACAAAGGATGGAAAGACGAGTTTGTGCTGATCCTTGTGAGTTTACCAATTTTAATGTTGGTGTGGTCAGTCTTTTCGGACGACCCTAATATTCAGGCCAAGGTGGATTTATTCTTCGACAAGTTTGGTAATCTACCTTTCTGGTATCAGACGTTATTTATTTCTATCGTTGCATCAATATACGGACTTAAGGGAGCTGAGATATTCAAGAAGAAATAACATTCGATGAATACTGGGATCAGGAAAATCGTTTATTAGATTTGTCATATCAAGAATCGGTAAGACAAAAAGAAGAACGGGGGGATAAGATGAAGGATAAGGAGAAGTGTGCCTGTCACACTGAAACAAAAGTACAATTGGGGGAGTGTTGTAAACAAGAAAAACCTAATGCTCTAGATGAGTTTTGGGAAAAACTAGGAGACAAGGATAAAAAACATGTCAGAAGCTACAGACCCAGTAAACATAATATATAAAATACAAAGATTACTNGACGAAGATATTGACAACTTAGTAACCGCATTAGCGGGAGGAGGTGTTGACAGTATGGAAAATTATAAGTATATTATTGGCAAAATCCATGCATTGGATTCAATTAAACAGGAAATCTCTAACCTGCTAAACCCTAAGGAGCCAGAAAACGATGATGACAAAGTCACACGCATTAGAAGATAAGTATAAAAAAGAAGCTAAGAAAGCTAAAGAAGAAACTAAAGAAACAAACTTAGATAAGTTACCAAGCCCTACTGGGTGGCGTATACTTGTTATGCCCTTTGCAGTTAAAGAAAAAACTGAAGGCGGAATTATTATAGCACAGGAAACATTAGATCGCGCGCGCGTAGCTACACAAGTTGGCTATGTGTTAAAAATGGGTGATCTTTGTTATGGGGATAAGGAAAGATATCCTACAGGCCCCTGGTGCAAAGAAAAAGATTGGGTGGTTTTTGCACGTTATGCAGGATCACGTATGCAAATTGACGGTGGTGAGATACGGTTACTAAACGATGATGAAGTCCTAGGGACAATAGAAGATCCTGAAGATGTAATTCACGCATTATAAACATAGGAGGAACTATGCAAGAAGACGATTTAAAAATAGACGTTGGTGAAGCTGATGAACAAGAACAAGAGATTGATCTTGATGCTGAACCAATACAAGAACAACCAGACGTAATAGAAGTAGAGGAACTTGATGACGATTACGACGATCAAGAACCAGTTGCTGAAACAAGTCAAAAAGAAGAACTTGAAGATTATTCGGATGGAGTTAAAAAAAGAATAGCTAAACTAACTCGTAAAATGCGAGAAGCTGAAAGGCAAAAAGAAGAAGCTATTACTTACGCACAATCAGTTCAAAGTGAAGCACAACAATTAAAAAATAGATATAACAATCTTGATTCTAATTATGCTAGAGAGTTTGAGACTAGAGTTAAATCAAGTCTATCTGATGTGCAAAATAGACTTAAACAAGCTATAGCTGATGGTGATGTGGATACGCAAGTTAAAGCACAAGCAGAGTTAGCAGACTTATCAATGGATGCTTCGCGTTTATCTAGATTAAAAGAGACGCAAAAAATAACTCAAGAAGCAACACAAAACCGAGCTAATACAGCACCTCAACAAGTTTATCAACAACCAGCACCAAGAACAGACCCAAAAGCAGACACTTGGGCGTCTGAAAACCCTTGGTTTGGCTCAGATAATGCAATGACTTACACTGCATTTGATATACATAAAGAGTTAGTTGAGACCGAAGGATTTGATCCACAATCAGATGATTATTATGAGGAAGTCGATAAAAGAATAAGACTTGAGTTTCCACATAAATTTGATATAGTGGAACAATCTACAGAGCAACCCGCTCAAAATGTAGCAAGTGCCCGTCGTCCGGCATCAAATAAAGGACGCAGAAAAACTGTGAGGCTCACACCGTCACAGGTAGCAATTTCTAAAAGATTAGGTGTGCCACTAGAAGAATATGCGAAACAATTAGCCGCGAAGGAGGTATAAGCATAATGACTAAAAAACAAACTGNGACTAAAACAGTTAAAACTTCCCGCGTGAGCGAAACTAGGGTCAAAAACGAAAGACCTGCAGTTTGGACTCCACCATCATCTCTAGATTCACCGCCTGCACCAGACGGGTATCGACATAGATGGATAAGAACTGAATCAATGGGTTTCGACGATACCCAAAATGTTTCAGGAAAAATGCGTTCCGGATGGGAATTTGTAAGAGCAGATGAATATCCGAATGACAATTATCCAAGCGTTGATACTGGTAAGTATGCAGGAATGATAGGAGTTGGCGGCCTTGTGCTGGCAAGGATCCCTGAAGAAATCGCAAAGTCGCGTGAAGCGTACTTTAACAACTTAACTGCGGAAAGAAATGAAGCAGTGAATAACGATCTCATGAAGGAACAGCATCCAAGTATGCCGATTAATAATGATCGACAGACTCGTGTAACTTTTGGTGGTTCAAAAGACTAAAATTTTTTAGGAATTTTTACCCATCATTTTAATCAACTAACCCTTTAAGGAGGAAAACAATATGGCTAATCAAA